AACAGAGTTCAGATTGGTCTCGTACTCCTGAAGGCCTGACGTAAGAGGATCAAGAGTAAAGGCCTTGACTTGTGTGGCACCCATCTGTGCCAGTCTGGAAGCAATATTACCAAGAGCAACCGCTGCGGCTGCCTGCATGGTGCTGAACTTGGTGGTAATACCGTCCAGAGCTCTACCAAGACCAGAAAGAGTGACCTTGCCTGAGGCCTGTTCAATACTCGCAAACGCTTCTCCAGCCTCGCGGCCGAAAGTAAGCTTCTGCTTCAGCTTGTCTATGGCATTTGATGGACCATCGAGATGTACCTTGTTTCCGGCCTCATCGATGGCGCCCAGACCCTGCTGAGCCTCACGACCAAATCCCAGCTTTGCCTTCAGCTTGTCAATAGCGGAGGAGGCGCCAGTAAGGTGAACCTTGTTAGCCGCGTTCTCAATTTCCGAGAAGCCCTTACCAACGTTCTGGAAGTTAAGAGCGTTCTTCAGCTTGTCCAGCGACGAAAGAGTTTGTGTAACCCCGGTGTTGAACTTCTGGGTCTCGAAACTCATTGATACAACGCGATCATCAACGGTCTTTGCCATTACTGAGTCACCTCCTTCCAGGCTTCTTCGGCGATTTGGTCAAATATAGGCTGCATAGCGGGATTGATGTAATCTCGACCTTGCACGTATCCGCCATTCTTCGTGCCGTGACCGTACTGAAGCAGCACAGCAATGACGTTTCCGCCGTTGATATGCGTGTTACGCCAGCGAATGGAGTAATATCCCTTACGCTTGACAATCTGGTATGTCCAAGCGGCTGCGGTTTCGCCTTGATCTACTGGGGTAGCCGCCCGCAACGCAGCTACCCCTCTCTGTCCGTGTTTATCTAGAATGCTCGAAAGATCTTTGTCCCTCTGAACTTCTAGATAATGTCTGGTTTGACTCCAATCTCCTTTTTGGGTGATGGAGAAGCCCATGAATCACCCCTCAGGAACACCCTCCTCATTGAGAATGGGGTTGGATTCGACCGGGATCAAATATGGTGCATTTTCCTGGGGACCATCTTCTGAGTCAACACCATGTACATCTCGCATGTGATCCGCAGCCTGCGTACCCTCGCTCGAGAGAATCTCCGGGCAAGCAGAACAGTGATACATCGTAGGTTCGTCCATCAATTCTCCTATCCGAGGTTTATCCATGCGCCGTTCATGGCCATTCGTGCTTGCTGGCCAACGGCTCCATCACTTACACCAACAATTCGCCCATTCGGGAACGTGTTTGCTGCTGGAAGAGTTGCTACTGTGAATACATCTGCCTGTGCTGGTCCAATTCCGGTTTGCCCAGCAAGCGGTGCACCGATCTTGACCATCTCGAATTTGTTACCACGACCGTTCTGGCCACCAGTAAGGGTAAGAGAGCCACCGGCACCGGTAACAGTCACAACAACTTCGAGATAATCACCTACAGCCAGTTCTGCCAGACACGAAATTTCTACAGCCGTATCACGACTGTCTCCCGTTCCGTTGACAATCCTTTGCTCGATATGTGTTGATCCGTTCTTACGAATCTGCAACCATCGAGCACCAGAGGAATTTGAAGCAAACGTCACATTGGCATGAATGGCATAGACACCGGCAGTACGGCATGTAAATCGCGTGTTGTTGGTTACGGTGTCATGAATTCCGTCGTTATCCGACTCTTCTGCGTCGAATGTCAGCGCCGTATCAACACCACCGTCAGGCACACTTTGTGTCGAAGCAGTCTTATACACTCGAGCAAACGGAGTGACAGTCTTGCCCGAAGCGACCATAGAAACAGACATACCGCGAGAACCTACGGTAGCCGTGCCCCCAGAATTCTGCCATAGCGTAAGTTCAACATAATCTCCAGCAGCCAACATAATTTCAGCAGTAACCTGCTGCCAGAAGTTGGTGGTTGGAGGCGTGTTGTCCGTGGCCCCAAGAGAACCAAGAGTGACGCCATTCTTCTTGAAATATGCTTCCCTATAACCGCCACTGGTAGCGCCCCAGACATGAGTAGCAGTAAATCGATACAGGCCGGGTGTCTTAGCCACGAACCTAGTATTGTTTACCGCGGTGTCATGCATTCCGTCGGTATCGAAATCTTCCGCGTCGAATGAAATAAGAGTTTCTGTTGTGGTCGGAACATTAAGAGAGCCTGCTGCGGTTGCGCGACACGCAGGAACACCACGCTCGTCAACAGTTTGACCCGCTCCGCCAAGCCACGTCGCCGCCAAATATGACTGGTTTGTGCCTGTACCAACAATGTTCAAAGGCGATCCAGTATCCTGCTGAACACCCATTTCAACATAGTCTCCCGCTGCTAGAGTAAGAATTGCGGAAGTGTTGACACGAGTACCGGCAGTTGACATCTGCGGCTGCGTCTGGATCTTGACACTTGTTCCGTTCTTGTAAATGAACAAATATCGAAGTGTTCCAGCGGAACTAGCAGCAAATACTGCGGACGCGTCGATCAAATATCGACCGGGCGTCTTGATTACCAGACGGGTGTTGTTCGTGACAGTGTCATGAATGGCATCTGTATCCCAATCCTCTGATGCCAGAGTACACAAAGTTGCTGTGTTGTGTGGAATACTTTGATCAGCACCAAGAAGAGCTTTTACCGTAGGAACATTAGCCGCTCCCATACGAGGCTGAAGTTCCCAGACACCGTCCGTCCTCTTGTAAATCGGGTCTCCGGGGAGATCAATTCTTACAACAGTATCTCCATCAACTGCGCCGATAGGAAACGATGTGACCTTGTCAAGACCACCACCGACTGCCCCAAGATTGATCGTCGATCCATCTTCTTTTGTGAAGACTAATTCTTCAGCAATGATGTCGGCATCGACGATCGTCTGGTCAATCAGCTGATCGATCTTTGCCTTAGTATAACTTGTAACCGTCGCCATAGGTTCTCCTTTCTAAGGCAAGGGTGCATCAGAGGTTGTAATCTGGAATGTGTCGACATCCAGATAGTTGACATCTGCATGATCGATCGTAAATTCGTTACCATCATCAGAAGTGATGTAGATGATGTCGTCGGTCGGATCGTATCCATCCCAGCTCCCGTCGCCGTTGTCTGTAACGACGAAGTCTCCATAGTCGCTGAAATATGCTCGAATTTCTGAGATTGGAGGAAGTCTTGGGTCTGTTGTATCGGTTCCATAAAGAACCTCTTCGAGGGCCGCAAGACGATCCTCCGGAGTCTTGGTAGAATCAATAGACACATGAACCGTTGGACGATACCCAGTGATCTTCGGTGGGACTCCACTCAGGCTCCAAGAGAACTCGTTCGCAGAACTTTGCTCCTCGAGTGTCTGGTAAGTGTGAGATTCAGGAAGAGCTCTGAGGTTGTAGAGAATATGGATCTTATAACCCAGGTTCTCATCAAGTTCGTTGGCGATTCGAGTCCTGTACGACAGACTAAAAGGCTTCGTTGGTTGTTCGTGGAAAAACAATCCGGCGGCATCTTCTTTGATGCCAGTAAGTTCGTCGAATTCGTCCGGGTATGTGTAAGCTTTCAGAGTTCCCTGGAAATCTCCGGGGGTAACTGTCTCCAAAAACTTTACGCCGTCTAGATAGAAAGCTTTCTTCTCAGCGTCGGAACCTTCGTCCATTCCTCTGAGACCGTTCCACGCTACAGCATTTCCATCGTCAAGATAAAGAACTCCACGATCAATACCGAACTGATAAAGATGATCGCCCACATTATCCCAAGTAAGAGTTGACATGCCACCCCCTTTCTATCCATTCGTTCCGAGTTGGGCCTTACGTTCTGCATTGAGCTGCCTGTTTCTCGCTGCAATTTCACTCCGACTCATCTTCTTCGGCTTACCAGATTTGACATTACACACACGAACAAGAGTAAGAAGCCGATTGAGATGCCAATTCTGACATTCAAACGGTATCTGGAAGATTGTCATCCAGTAATAGATCAACTCAGCGGTGATGATCTCATGATTCTTAGAAGCTTTCGGATCATCAGAGAACCAAGTTGCCGTCATCGTGTCTTCGATGTACTCGTTTATGGCTGCATAATTCTCTTCGGTCAGCTTTGACCACACACCTTCGGGCACGTCGGAAGTCAAACACATGCATTTGACGTAGTCGACAACTTCTTCGCTCGTCTTCTTGTCCTTAGGCTTGTCCGAAAGAAACGGCTTCTTGTGTTTTGACTCCCATTTTGAAAGTGAGACCAGAGAATGCTCAAGCTCCAGAACCACGAAATCCCCCGTGGTGAACTTCTGGTTCTCGTTGTCGAATGCTTCGACGAGTGGAACTTTGATTTCGAGCATTCCCCGGCCTCCTTTCAACTAGATCAGACCCGCTCGAACGACCAATCGGTATCGCCCGCGAGTGTGTTGCCAGCCGTCGGCTGGGCGTCGACTTCTGCGACGTCTCCGATAGCGATCGCAGGCTGCGCACCGGCAGCAACTTCGTCGCCGTTGAAGACCCACTGCACACCGGCAACTGCCGGGAGCGTGACAACGCCAGTGGCGTTGTTGAACGTCGGCTGGTTCGCAGCCAGGTTCATGTCGACCTCGACACCGGCGCCGCCGACGATGGTGAGAACCTCATCCGGAGAGGGAAGGCGCGGGTCAGCACCAACCGTTCCATAGAGAATGTCCTCGAGATCCGACAGAGCAGCCGGATCAACGTCGGTCGAGTCAACGGTCAGAAGAGCCGTTGGCTTGAGATCGGGGTGGTCGGCGAAGCCAACCGGGGTGCAGGAGAACTCCCAGCTGAACGCAAGAGCCTCCGGCGAATCGTTGACAGTGGCGTAAGCCTTCTCCGACGGCGAGGCCAGGGCCCCGTAGACGATGTGCAGCTTGTAGCCGTGGTCAGCTCCGTCAACGTCGTTGCCGATCTTGGTGCGGTAGCACAGCCCAAAGGACTTGCGCGACTGCTGACCGACAGCGACGCCCGGAACGGGAGAGGCCGTGCCATCGCACTGACCAAACTCGTCCGGATAGGTGAACGCCTCGATCGTGCCGCCGAACTCTTCGGCCGACAGCAGATTGAGGTAGATGATGTTGTCTGCGTACTGCTTGTTTGACTCGGCACCCGACGGCGACTCAGTGACGGTCGTCAGACCGCTCCAAGCAACACCATCTTCACCGGCCGGAAACAGAACGCCGCGGTCTACGCCGGTCTCATACCGACGTTCGCCGACTTCGTCCCATGTTAGGGCCGTCATTGCTTTCCTTTCCCTTAGAAGAACACTTCGTACACGTCGTGGTTGAGGCCGTCTGCCGTGTAAAATCTATTGAACGCACTCATAGGCAGTTCGGCAACCTTGTCTGGAATTTCGCTGTCAGGATCTCGATCTATGACCGTAACGGCGTAACGCTTCGCGCTGTTATATGGCCGATTATCCGCATACTTCGTATTCCTGAAGTCTCTGCTGTAGACAATACATGGGTATTCCAACGCAACATTCTCTTTAGGTTGAAAATATACGTTGTCAGTAATAGCTTTCAGCAGATCATGGAGCTGCAGGCGTGGGGCCATGGTACACCTCCCCTATCCTGAGCAGAAGGCGAGGGCTCTGCACTTCGACGGAATCAACCGTCCACAGAACCCCCGCCCACTCTACGTAGCGAATGGCAAAGAAATGGTCATTCGCGTAGGCATCAGCCACGATGCTGATGTTGTTTCCTACGCTGAGATCCTTGTGGAGATGCTCACCTTCGGTAAGCTGTCTCGTATTTTGGATTACGTCGCCATAGTAGTTGTGTTCTACGATGACGTCCTCGTATACGCCGGGTGCAGTCTCTTGCTGCTCATGACTGTACCCAACGCGACCAAAGAACTTTGCCATGAGAACCTACTAGCCGTTGTTCTCGAACGTCCACTCGTCTTCGACGTTGTTCTCGAAGTAGTGAGTGGCATCCGGCTCAGCCGTGACAGTGATCGAATCACCAGCCGCGACTGCGTACGGCGAGCCAGCCGCATTCATGACAGAGTTGTCAGCGGCGTTGCGGTAAACGACACCAGCCTGGTCGACGATCGTGACAGAATCACCATCGAACGCCGGAGCGGCCGGGGCCACTTCCACGTCACCAGCATCAGCACGACGAATGACGAGAGCCGAACGGATCTTCGTCAGGGCACCGGACAGACGCGTCTCGATCAGGTACTTGAGCTGGTTGTAATCGATGTCGAAGTCGTCGAAGAACGCGACATCGCCACCACGATCAGCACCAAGCGTGTAGTCCTTCAGATTCACGATGATGCCGACCAGCGTCGCCTCGTCCTCCATGACCTCGACGGTCACGATGTTCGAGACACCCAGCTCCGCGGCGAGATCGCCCGCGGTGCGGTAGTAACGACGACCCTGACCATCCCTGGCAAGAAGCAGCCAGGTCAGCATCGGGAGAGTCGTGTAGAAGGTCGGAGAACCCGAACCCTTGTAGAACCGCATGCTCCGGAGGAGCTCGTCGATCACGTCGTTCTGCGTGTTGCTGTTCAGATCAACCGGCAGGGTGATCGTCGCGGCGTACAGATCGTGATCGTTTGCGATCGAGCGGATACCAGCACCTTCGTTGGCGCCCGCCGGATCCTTGATCTTGTCCTCGTCGTCGAACGGGCGACCGTCTCCGATGAGGATTGCGCGCGCGAGCTCTTCGTCGAGCATCAGGCGCATCTCCGCCTTCATCCAGGCGACGACATCGAGATCCACGATGTCGATGATGTCGTCACGATCCAGCTTCTGCTTCTTGTAGATCGTGGCCGGGGTCGTGACTCGCTTCGCGAGACCGAACCACTCTTCCTTCTTGAACGTTCCCTTGATGTAACCCTTGGCACGGGCTTCCTCGTGGGTGATGTCCGCCCAGAAGTTCTTGATCCGCGAGAACGGGACCTTCTTGGTGTCATTGATGACACCACGAACCCACTCGATGCGGCGTGAATCGAACTCCGGAGTCTGCGAAACTGCCTTGGCGTCCGGGAAAAGGACGTCGAGATTTTCGATGCCGTGCTTGACAGCATACTGCTCGACAGCGTCCTTCATCGAGCCCATCTTGATAGCGTCCTGGACAATGCCCCTGACGTCATCGTGGCTGAGCGCGTGCTTCTCGACTTCCTCGCTACCCGTAGCACCGTTCCGCTCGAACACGTTGGTGCGCTGGCTCATACGGCCCTTTCCTTCCTTGTCGTCGTTGTCTGACTCGTCGTCCCCAGCGGAATGCTGAGCAGAGTCGCTCTTGCTCTTGGCCTCCTCGAGGGCTTGGCCAATCATGTAATGAACGACTTTCTTCTCGTCATCGTCCATTCCGTCGTAGACTTCCTGAATGGTCGGGTCGTCAGCGCTGTGCTCGACTTCCGTCTCCTCCTCAGGATCGTCAGAGTTCTCCGACTCATCAACCTCTTCCCCTGCTCCATGAACAAGAGGCTCATCGAAGTAGATGAGGGCTTCGTCCTCCAACGTTTCCAGCTCTCCGTCACCGTGACGAATGGCGATGTTGTCAATGAGGGCACCAGGATTGGCGCCCGCCATCACCAGACTCACTTCACGGATCCAACCGTGCAGGACCTGCTTCGCCTTCTCCGTCAGCTGGTTGGCGTAGATGGAGAAAGACTTGATGTCCTTGTGTGCTACGAGTTCACCGGCGGTCTTCGCCTTGGGCGTACCATTGAGATACGCGTAGCCGTAGACGCCGTCGGATCGGTTCTCGAGAATTGCGTGTCCGAGAACGTTCTCCGGATCATCATGGTTGTGCTGCCAGACAAGCGGAACCGTCACCTTGTCCTGATGCTTAAACGCATCGGGAAGAATGGTCCGGCCATCTGAACACTTCAGATTGGCCTTTGTGACGTAGCCGCTGAAATCCGGTTCAGCCCCATGCTTCAAGCTTCCACCCGTGGTGATGCCACCATCATCGGGCTTGGCCTTTTGTCCCATTTTGAATGCTCCTATTCGTTTTGGATCCCCGGCTATTTGCCTAGGGCCTTCTGAGCTTGAATAGCTTTATCAAGCCTTCCCTTAACTTCGGCAATCTTGTTCTTAAGGGAAGAAACAGTATCGGCCTTCGGCTTACCAGAGGCCTTGCTCTTTGAGGCAGCAGCTTTTCTCTTATTGGCGAGCTTCTGCTTGTTCTTGTCCCGATACTTCTTGGCTTCCTTGGCCGCCTTGGACTTTTCGGCTCTTGTGGGACCCCTCTTCTCTTTGGCGTCAGCTTTTCGAGCTTCCGCCTCTGCGTCCTTCAACTTCTTCTGCAAATCCGCGAGCTCTGAGCGAATGGACGCAACACGTCTTGCCGCAGCTTGCTTAGCCTGCGGAGTAGCTTTCGCAAACTTAGCTGCGGGGCGCGGCTTGTTTGGATCCGGCGTTGGTGTCTGCTTACCTTTAGACGCTCGATTCTTGATCAGCACGTCAATAGTGTTGGCTTTGGCATGATCAAGAACAGTGTTTGTCTTCAGGTAATTAGCCTGATCCTGCCTGAGTTCGTCATCTGACTTCTTAACCGCATCTTTGACAAAGTCGGCGATCTCTTGAGTGGATGCTCCAGCTCCTGCCATTGGGAGCTTGTTCAAGAAGTTTGCAACCTCGTGCCCCTTGGCGCTGGGTGCTTTCTTCGCTGCCGGATCTTCTCCTCTACCTTTCTTACGACCCTTCAGCTTGCGCGTGCGCAAGTAATACTCATGAGCTTTCTTTGGGTCGTAGAGAGAAGTACCGTGCATCAAAGGCTTACCATCAGGAAGCAGCATTGGCACCAGCTCCCATTCCGAACTCTTCCAAAGCCGCAGTAAGCTCTGGGTCTTCCGCCGGTGCATCTGGGTTTACTCCAACTCCAGTATCACCAACCGGCATGTTGCTGTTGATCAACTGATCGGCCTTCGGTTCCTGAGAGGGTTTAATACCCATACCTTGCCTTACTTCGTTCGAAGACAAGATCTCATTACGAGTAAACTTGTCTCCAATCTCAGCAATCTGGCTGATCGGAACTAGCTTGAACGGATCTCGGAAGTACAAGATCCACTGCTTCTGAGTGCGAGCTGTTTTGGTAAGGAACGAGCGACGCATACCCTCTACAATCGCGGTTAGGAAAGGCTCGATCGTCCGATTCCAATAATTGATCATCGCAGCTTCGTCGGCAGTACCGTTCATGACCTCTTCAGATAGACCCAACTGTTCATAGAGCTGCGCAGTCAGGAACTCGATCTGAGTCATGAGATTGTTCTCAGCTGGGCGATTCAACTGAGTGATCTTCTCTGTGGCATCTGCGTAAGCAATGCCATACTTGCTTCCCTTCAGCTGGAACTCAATATCAGCACGACGCTGTTCTGCTTGTTGGCGCTTGGCGTCCGACCTGATGGTGTAAGGAAGCTGGATGATAATATCCAACTTGCCCGAAGCAGACGCCTCGTCAACTCCGTCCAGAAGATTGAGCTTCCTAATCAACCGCTGAAGAGTGGAGCTTGGTTCGTTCATCACCGAATACAGAGGATTTTCGATAATGGCGACGGTCTTCTTGGGAAGAGTGAGCTCTTCCCGATACCCCTTCTTCTCGTTATAGAGACTAACCCTCACGTGCTGTGGGTACCAACCTACGATTGATCCCACTCGCATCGTAAGGATGTCGTATCCACCGGATTCAAGGGGGTTGAGAGTAGTGTCGACTGGTACAAGAGCGCAACAGCCGTTATCGCACAACTCCATAACGATGTCTCGCCGGAATTGTGTTGCCGCCTGGTCAACGTTTGCTTCGAGAACCAAACAATTGTTCAGACCGCTGTCAATTTCCTCAAGGAATCGCCTTTGATCGTCGGTCCTGACATGACGAATATCAACCGACGACACATCGACGCTGAGTCGAGTGTAAATCGAGGAGATGATCGAACGCTCATTGGATACACTAATCTTCGGCCGATCAGGACGAGTAGTAGCGGTGCTGCCGTAGTACGGCGAATAAACCCGAGTTTCGATGTTCTGCTCTTGACTCGTAAAGATGTTGTATGCGTGTTTTAGTGCATCACCAATTCGTGACACCCCTCACCTCCTTTCTCATTCAAAGGCCTCCTTGTTGGCTTTCCAGGCAATGTAGCCGTCCATAAGAGCGGAGACATTGTCGATCTTCTCTTCTTGCCGTTTCTTAAACAGCTTCCGGTTTCCGTTGGTATCTTCCAACGTAATTGCATTGCCCATTGCAAACGACATAAGACTTTCGTCGAAGATCAGGCCACGATCTTCACTGATCTTCTTCAGCTCGCCAAGAGGAACCGATTCTGTCTTGGCACCTTGGATGACCTTCTCAATTGCAAACGGTCCGTTCTCCATGGTCCAACGCTCGACGAACTCCTTGGCGTTATAGGGGTCATAGCCAAGGGCTCGAGGATCGTAATTGTTTGCAATGATCCAAGCATCGAGATCGTCGTACACTTCCATCATGTCCAGAACCGTTCCGTCCATGATGACAAGGCTTCCTTCATTGATGAACTCTTCGTACTTGGCGCGCATGGCACCGGGAAGACGCATCAACGTTCTTTCGGTGATATAGCTCCGACATTTTACGCCAAACTTGTCTGGGCCTAGAGGGAAGAGAAGCGTGAACGCACAGAAATCGTCCCCCTGTGAAAGATCCGCTCCAACGGCACAGGGCATCCCTTCAAACCACTGAGTCCTATGCACGAGTGTCTCTTCATACGTAAAGAAGTAGGTGTACCCCTCCATAGGTATTCCGAACCGTTTGGCGAGAATGTCGTTACGTGAAGCGGGGGCTTTCTCAGCGCGCTCGACGTCCAGATGATACGTTTCATAAGTGACAGTCGCTCCTAGGTTCGGGTTAGCTTTGATCCACTTTGATGGATCGTTCACTTCTTCGATCTCGTCAAGCCTGTAATAGAAGATCGAAACGTGAGGAGCCTGGTATTCTCCCTTGAGAATATCCATAAGCTCCATCTTGATGGTATCACCTGAGCCAGCTCGGACGGTTCCTTCCGAGCTAATAGCTAAAATAAGGTAGTCATCAAGTTTGGACGCACCCTGCTCTATTGCGCCAACCACATCCTCCCTAAGATCTCCAGAAAGCCACTCATCAACCGTCGAGATCTTTGGACGGAGGCCCTGAAGCTTATTGATCGCCATAGGACGGATTTCGAGAAGCGAACCAGTGAGGAAGTTCTCGATACCCTTCTTTGTCGACGCAAGCTTAACACGATTGGCCCTCGATCCTGTTGTATTTTGAAGCGAACCCTCCGTCAGGAATCTGAACAAAGGTCCGCGCGCGCGCGTGATAGCAGTACGGATAGGCGACATAACTTCGTCCGCCTGCTTCATCGTGGGCGAGGTTGTGATCTGGTGAGTCGTCGATGTATCTACGTTTAGGAAGTAACTCTGCACCAGAGACGCGTACATCGACTTCGCCGCGCCTCGAGCCACGATTAGATACTGCTTACGAGTGAGCCGCTTCTTGATTGTCTTTGTTACATAACGCCCACCATGATTTTCTGGTGTTGGTACGTAAACACTACGCTCTACGAAGTAATACCAACCGAAGATCTGTTCTGCCCACAACTTGAACGTCGGAAGCATGTGCAGATCGGCCCCATCAGTAAGCGTTGCTTCGTTCTCGCAGTATCTAATGAAGCCCTCTACAGCTTCTGCGTCGTAATAGATGTTAGGATTGGCAATGAGCGCATCAATCCGGTTCATCTCCATAGAGATCTCGCGGTTTACCGGGATCTCTCCGGCCAGGACTGCTTCACGAAACTGACCGTAATACTTCGGAGTGTCGGTATTTGACAGGCTCATTGCTCACCTCCTAACTATGCCGCCGCAAGAGCAGTCTTGGCTAGCGCGCTCTTGACTGCCTTGTTCGTCGCCGTACTTGCCACCTGATTGGCAGCTTGATTCCCTGATTGGCCCAAAATCTTCTTGACAAACTTTGCTGTCGGGCTTGCTGAGTTGTATTCAAGCTGTCTTACCTGTTGTTCAAGCTGTAGACGTCTGGCATATTGACTAAGCTCTTCATCAGTAAGTGCAGCAACACCACTCTTCTTCTTGATTTGTTTTTGAGCTGCCGCTCTTGCAGCATCTGTTGATGCTGGTCGATTGTGGCCACCACTAGGCTTCAACTTCTTGCCCTTCTGAGTAACAGTTACTTCAGAAGTTTTATCCGCTTTGCGGACACCCCAGCGCATTCCCTTCACGCCGTGATGCTCGAGGAATTCTCCGCCAATGGTGGAATAAGCGAGAGCTGCCTCGTCCATATTGGACAACTTTGGGGTCTTGTCGACTAGCACAATTTCCTGACCGGTATAGTCACCGGTCCACACGGCTATCTTGTCAAACCGCACATAAATGGTCCCCATTGGGTCCCAATTGTCCTCATTTGCAGGAGTATCTGGGTAACCCAACGTCAAATGCGGCGACCATTTCGTGTGTTGCGGAATAGAGTTGTATGCACTCCGGATATTGACATCCGCAAGCAATCTGTCCCTGAAATCGTGAACCTGCCACGGAATATCGTCCGCAAAGAACAGAACATCCGCTTCGTCGCTTCCCAAGAACCCTCGATGATCTACACGAAGGTTGAATGGAGGAAGATACTGTGCTTGGTCCGCCACATAAGTATCGATCTTGGGCACGTTCGGGTTTGAATCCGCGTCGCCCAAGAAGCAAATCGTCATGTGGGGGACCTTCTCACTGGAAACTTTCCAGACTTCGTCATCGGCAGCCGGGACGGCCACGATAACTAGATTTGCCATCATGGCACCTCCTCAACTATTGGCGGATTGGGGTCGACCCACTCCTTTCCTTCTCGGTCAACGCTCAATCTGAATTCCAACTGTTCGATCT